TTCTAAAACATTTTTATTCCCAGCCATTTGATGTAAATCATCTATATTTTGAGTTATTACTGCTTTTAATATACCCATTTTTTCTAATTCAGCTAAAGCCAAGTGACCTTTATTAGGTTTGATACCATTAATATTTAATTCTTCTTCCACATATTCTAAAAAGATTTTTCTATGTGTACAAAAAAAGTCTGAGCTTAATACTTCTTCAGGTCTATATTTTCCTTTATACAAACTACTATATAGTCCATCTTTACCTCTAAAACTCTTCAATCCACTATCGGTCGATACACCAGAGCCAGTGAAGAAAACAAGATGTTTAGAGTTTTTAATTATATTAGCTAACTGTTTAATTTTATCTTCCATTCACATCACTCCTTTTTTTTAAGTATATCACACCAGTAAAAAAAAGCAACTTATATAAAGTTGCTTTTCAATAAAATAAAATAGAAAGTTTCAAAGGTTTAAACGAAATTATTCTTATTTCTTTTATCAATATTTTTAAAATCTTTTTTGTTTCGATAATATCTTCATCATCATAGTTTTCTATTATGAATTTAAGTTTTTCTAAAATTTTTATATCTTTTGGAGTTGAAATATTTAATATTTTTTCAAATTCAGAAACTTTTTCCTTAGTTATCTTTAAATCATTATTGATATCCTTAAATTTATTATCAAGTTCTTCTTCATTTATATAACCTTTTTGAAATAAATTTATTACTCTTTCTTTTTCGTTCTCAAGTAGTTTCAAGTCATTTTTTAATTTTAAAAACTTCTTTTCCTCATTCTTTTTATCTTTAGAGCTATATTGATTTAGTTCTTCAAGTTCTTTTGAATTTAAAATAAGATCCTTTATTGCTTTATCCATTGTTTTTGCTGAGAAAACTTTTCTACATTTTCTATTAACACAAGTATACGAATAGTAAGTACGAGTTACTTTTCCATTTTTTGTCTCATAGCTTTTTTTTCTTTTTTGCTGATACATTTTACAACCACATTTACAGTATATAAGAGAAGAATATAATAAATATGGTTTTGCATTTCCAAAAGAAGCTCTAACTTTCATATTTTTTTCTCTTAAAGACTGACAAAATTCAAATAATTCTAAAGGAATAATAGGTTCATGCAGTCCCTTATACCATTTTATATTTTTCCTGCTTTCTTTTCTCTTTTTCTCATTCAACTCTTTAACATATCTTCTAAAAGGAACAAAACCAATATAAATTTTATTATCAATTATTTCCACTATATCTGATCTTGTTTTCTTAAATCTTCTACCAACTTCAGACAAGTTATGAGTCTCTGCGTATGTTTCAAAAATCTTAAGAATAAAAGGAGCTTTCTCAGGATCAGGAACAATCATTTTATTTTCCCCTCTCATGTATCCAGTTGCTGGATTACCATGAACAAAGTACCCTGCTTTTGTTTTTTCTTCTAAATTGCTTCTTATTCTCAAAGACATTTGTTTTATATCTTCAGCTCCCCAAGCTAAGAATATAGAGAGAGTCATAAAGTCTTTTAAATATGGTTGAGATATACTATCAAAAGTAATTTTATATAATTCTAGTTCTTCAAAAAATTTCATTCCAGTAGATATTTTTCTAGCTATTCTTGAAACTTCCCAAAAAACTATTTTAGTATAGATCTTTTTACTAATAGCTTCAAATAGTTCATTAAATTCTTTTCTGTCATCTATTCTTCCACTTTCAATATCTTGATAAACTTTTAAAACTTCATAATTTTTTTCTTTACAGTAGTCCAAACATTTTTTTAACTGGATGTTAAGGGAGCTCTCACTCCCATTATCCTTACTTTGTTCTTTTTTAGAAACTCTTATATAAATAGCTACTTTTTCCATTTATGAAGCCTTTTTTCTTAAAATTAATTTTTTATAAAGTTCTTCAATTTGTTCAACTACTGTATTTTTTATTATATCATCTCTTTTTTGTTCCATATTTCCTCCTTCAAGAAATTTTCTTTTCTTTGTCCATATTGGCCAAAAATCCTAGATTAGTTAAAATATTATGTATTTTCAATCTACCTTTTTGAGTCCATTTTGTAGTTGGTATTACTTTATCTGTTCCATCTTTTCTTTTCATTATTATAGTTTCAGACTTCGTATAGCCTTTATTCATATGTTCAGAGTATAGAAGCCATTGACCATTAACATTTCTAATAAATTTTTTGTCATGTAATATTTTATTTAATCTAAGTCCTGATAGTCCATAGTCTGCTGCAATCTGTGTTATTGTCATTGTATTATTACTTGAAAGAATTGTATCCATATATTCTTTCATTGGCTTTAGTTCAGTTATTATCTGTTTTTGACTTTTATTTTCTTCTACTAAGTTTTGTATTTTTTCTTTTTGCTCATTTATTGTTTTTTGAGCTACTAAAACTGCTCTAGCCATTATCATTTCTGGAGTATCATTTTCTTGAGTAATTATATATCCACCATATTTTCTAATGCTAGGCAATATTTCATCACAAACTAAGTCTTGAAATAGTCTTGCTACTTCGTTATCAGCTTTCATACATAACTTATAAAAAATATTTTCAGGGATATAATTATTTTCCCCACAAGTGGGGAAAGCCATTTCTTTTAAGTATTGTATTACTCTTTCCCATCTTATATATTCCTTTTTATTTTTAATTTGAGTAAATCCTAAACCTCTTGCAACATCTTTAAGATTTAACCAAGCAGTCCCTTTTTTATCTATATATCCTCTTACATTGTTTATAGTTACAATTTCATTCATTTTTATCAACTCCTATAACTTTATCTATTATCTTTTTAATCTTTTTTATATCCTTATAAGCAGCTTCCAATTCATCAAATGGTACGGTATCATAAGTTACCCATAAATCGAGATTATAATTAATTCCTTTTAAATAGTCGCTCATATTTACTCTTCCATCAATCCCATAAAAATCATAGAAACAAAAACTTATTTCAGCTGAATCAGTAACAAAATGAGTTAAGCCTAATATTTTATCTTCGTCTGAATAAAAATTATCTAAAACTACTCTAAAATTTTTCACTTTTTTAACTTCTTCTATAATTTTGTTAAAATTTTCTTTTGTACCTATATTTTTATCATAATATTCCATTTCTTTTGAAAAATTATCCTTTAAGAATTCCCCATCTTTTTTATATCTTTCATCTATATCAATCATTTTTACTCCTTTTCTCATAGTACATCATTAAAAGTTATTTCACTGTGTACCCAATAAAAATATTTGTTAGACATATCTATAAGTCTATTTACTTCTTTTTCTATATTTAAAGTTTTAACAACCTTTTTCAATCTAAATAAATCTTTTACCATTCTTGCCCAGGATCCCAATGTTCCAACAAAGCCATTTGGTAACTTTTGAAGTTTATCATCTATTGTTACGAGTGGCTTTTCTCCACAGCCAGTTATAGCTTTTTCAATAGATTTTTTTAGTAGATTATTGTAGAAAAAATTAGTTTCCACATTTTCGGCCTCATTCTCAGTTTCAAAGTTTTCATTAAATAATCTATCCGCTAAAACTCTACTTTTACAAATTTCCATATATCTAGAAAATGGTATAATACCATCATTTTCTCTTAATTCTTTATCCCAAATATCCTTATGGTTTTTGCAAATTAAAGATATGTTTAGTAGTGTAAAAGCAAGTTTAGATTCTTCCAATTGTTCATTTGTTGGTTGTCTTGTAATTTTAATTTCTTGCTTCTCATTAACTTTTACTATATTTTTCTTACGAGGCTTAGCTTTTATCATATAACTGCCTCCCTTACTTTTTTAAACTTAAAATCAAAGAAATCTATATTTGTTTTGATTAAGCTGTAATCTCTATCATCTAGTTTTTCATAGTTCAGAAATTTTTTTATAACTCTTTTTTTAGCTTCAGATATTTCTTGTGCTTTTTTTTTAAATATATAAGTTTCTTTTTTATCTATCATATTTTTAAGTTTATTAAATTCTTTTTGCTCTAGTTCATCAGATTTATGTTCTAGAATTTTAGCTATTGCATATTCATAGAATTGTTCATCATTTTCATAGCCCCACATCTCAATTCACCTCATATTCTTTTATAAAATCATCTAAAATGCTTCTAGCCATTTCATAGTTTTCATCAAAAATATTTCTAAAAATAGCATCTAACTCAACTGCATCATCTACATTTAAATCTTTAGCAATCTCTGTTATAATTTTATTCCATGTAATTCCTAGTTCTTGTTCCATTTCTTTTATATTTATATGATGCTTAATTTCATTATCTCTTTCTATAATCCATTCCAAATACTTAGCTGCTTTCTTATAGTCCTCTAATTTATTTTTCTTTTCTGCTCTTATAAGATACTTTAAAATATTCCCTAAGCAGAAAGCTACAAAGCCCTCTTTACCTAATATTTTTTCAATTATCTTTATACTATTAAATCCACAAATCTGATAATGTTTAGCATTATTTATATTATCTATTTTATTTTTCATTATCTCACTTCCTCATAAGTTGTTTGAAATATATCAGGCTTACAAGGATAAAACTCTCCTTTAATGCCTTTTATTATGTAATCTCCAAAACTAGCCTTCATCATTCCCTCAAGTGTTTCTATTTCAATATAACCTTGTTCTAACATCGCTTTACTAAAATCTTCCAGTTCTTCTGAACTTTTAGTTTCTTTATAATTTGCTCCATCTAAAAAATCAAAAACTTCTATAATGTTATCCTCTTTTAATTGTATTGCCTCTATTTGTATAGGTTTTTTTACATATTTTTTAATCATTTACTACCTCCAATTATTACAAAATTCTATATATTCATCAACGCTAACAAGTATCCAACCATTTTTAAATTTTCCAAATCTTTTTAAAAAATCATCTAAGTCAAAATAATATGGATAACCTCTATCATCTGTAAGACTAACTGTTGTATTAGCATAAAAACCATCAATTATTAAACTATCCCAACTTTTATGTTTTACTCTATTACCTTTTTTTATTTCTTCTATTGCTTGTTTAAAAGTCATTTCTCATCTTCTTCCCAATCAGCTATCTTACTTATTTCTGTTTCTTCATCTTCATTACCACATTTACAGCAAGTGATATATCCGTGAATATTTCTAACATTTAATGTATCTTTTTTATAATCAAAGTCTCCATTCTTTTTTAAATCTAATTCTATATAACCATCTATTTCAACTTTAAAGTCAGTTCCTCCACATTTTTTACACACCCACATATTATCCTCCAATCTCTCCTGCTCTCACTTTTTCCCAGAAATCTTTCCATTCTTTGCTATCTATAACTTTTTGTGCTTCTTCTTCTGTTTGAAAGTAGTTTCCTAATTCATAAAAAGAATCTTTATAGCTTCCATAATCATCTTGAGTAGTTGATATTTCACCATTTGCATAAATACAAAAGAATCTTTCATGAGGTCTCGCTCTCCACCTGTAAGGTATTCCGTATTTTTGATTTATTTCATTAATAATACTTTCTGCAATTCGTATATTTTCATTTGAAATTAAAAAAGGTTGATAAGGATTATATGAATTTATATAGATTTTTTTATTGCTAAAATCGAACTCTGTATCTTTGTATCCATTCCATTTGACCATCTTATTTTCTTCTTCTAATGTTTCATCTAGTTTAGTTATCGTTATTGCACTCCAATCATCATTAATCTTAGTTATTTCTATCCCTAACACCTTTTCTTTTTCCATTACTCCTCCTATTTTTTTATACTTTTAACATCTTCCTGACGTCGGTAATATGTTCAACCTCTGTATTTTCTGGCTATTTCTAAAATAGAAATAGTTATATAATCTAATTTCTAAATTTCTTCATAAATTATTAAAACTGCACAATCTTGAATTCCACCAAATTTAATATCAACAAGTTTTATTTTTTGACTTTTTAAAAATTTATTTATACTATCTTCTAAATCACTTGGATTAAATTCAAAAATTATTTTTACTTTCATTTCTCCTCCTTAAATGCTTGAAAGTGATTAGTGTAAACTTTCTTTAATTCCTTTATTTGTCTATCATCTAAATGGATCCCAACAACATGATACTTTTGACTAAAATCTTTTGTACCAATTGCATGTACTTCAGTATGATGTTCACCACATAGACACATTACTCTCAAAACTCTTCCATCATCAAATTTATACCCTCCAATACGAGCTACATTATCATAATGATGTAAAACTCCATGTTCTTTACCACAGATACAGCAGATTTTATTTTTCAAACAAACATAATGATAAGCCTTTGTATATTGGTCAGCTAGGTTTTCAACATCCATTTTCAATGGAACATCATAATATATACAAGTTTCTAGCAACCATTTAATAAAATCATTAGCTTGATTCTGTGTTAGTGTATTCAGAGCCAAACTAAAAGTTTTATTTTCTATTAGGGTACTTTGTAAAGCTTTTATAAATGTTTCTTTTAACTCTTTCTCTATTTTTCCAACAGTTTTGTCCTTGTTCTTTTCAAGATACTTAGAAAAGAATGCAAGGGGAGATTTTAAAGGTTGCATATCATAGACTTCTAAAAACCTTTCTTTTAATTGCTTTTTAGTTTGTTCTAAATCTATGTTATATGCTACTCTCCCTGCATCTTGTCCTGTGAAGAAATTAGAAATATCATTCATAATTGCATATATTAATTTTTGAGTGTCCCTGCTATATCCTAATTTCTCCATTTATTTACTCCTATCTATTTATTTACCAAGGAAACTCTTCTTTATCTTGTGTTTGAGTTTCTTCTTCCTTAGTTTCTACATTTTCTTTTTTACTTCCTACGAATTCAACTGCTTCAACTACTATATATTGTTTACTTATTTTATTTCCATCTTTCTCATAAGAATCAACTTTTACATTACCTCTAATTAAAATCTCTTGCCCTTTTCTAAAATACTCAGCGATAAATTCTGCTGTCTTACTAAAAGCAGTACATAATACAAAATCTGTTAAATCTTTGTCCTTACTATATCTGTTCACTGCAATAACAAGACTTGTATAAGGTGTTCCAGATTTTCCAAATAACAGAGTTACATCTCTTACTAATCTACCTTTCAAAACAACTAAATTCATATAATTATCCTCCTAGCTATTTAATTTCTTTTTCATTTGTGAATATTCTCTTTTAGTTAATTCTTTAATATCTTTTTTATAGTGCTCTTTTATATAACTTTCCATATCTATATCAACAAATTTACAATAAGTTTTTAAGTCCTCTAACTCTTTTTGAGTACATTTTTGACTAAACTTAACTAAGACATCATGAGTTGATTGAAGATCTTTTAAATCTAAACTTCCAAGATTTTTAGTTTTATATTTTTTCAAAATTCCTTCCATATCTTCACTTGTTGCTATACTTGTTATAGCTTCACACAATAAAGCTTTTTGATTAATTTTTAGTTGATTTTCAAGGACTTCTAAATCTTCAATACTCATCATTCCTATTTCAGATAACTTATATTCTTTTTCATATTCATCTCTGGTTCTTTCATCTACCATTGAATTGATAGAACTGATTAATTGTTGCTTTTTGGCTCTTGATACTTCTTCATAAGAAGCAACTTCATCTCCATCAAGTCCAATTCCTAAGTTTCCTAATGCTCTACCTACTGCCGAAGTTTCTGCATTTTCTACATGTGATGTTTTATTTACAAGTGAGTTTTTTTCATCTCTTAACTCCATTGCTGTTCCAGTAGATTTTAAAACTCCAGTTTCATCTCTTATTATTACTCTGCAAGTTGCAACTTCCTGAGTAATCGAAAGCCATTCAGTTTCTAAACTCCAATTTTTAAATTTTTCTGAGCTTCTAAACTCTTTCAGTCTTTCAACAACTGGAACATAATTTTTACCTTTTATATTTATAGTTTTCATATTGTCCTCCTAAATCAATTCTTCAAAGTCATATAGCTCAATATAACTCATATAAAATTTATAAATTATTTTAAAAATCCATTTAATCTTATATCTAATTACATCCTTAAACTCTGCTTCTGCATATCTATCTTTCACAATCATTTATATTCCCCTCCCAAAGTTCTAATAATTTTATTATGTCTAAAATTCTTTTTTCATTAAGTCCTTTTAATTCTGCTCTATACCAATATTTTTGAACAATTTTACAATTCATTTTGAACCCCTTTATAGATACATCCTTAATTTATCTAGTATAATTTCCTTAAATCTTTCAACAGTTATAAGTTCACCATTTTCTGTTTCTGCATTTTTATACATCATAAAAGTTTCTGAAAATTCAGTACACCATCCACTACCTAGTTCATTTAAAACATCTTGATATAATTCAGATTTACAAACTTCTTCATACACTTCTTTTTTTTCTTTATCTGTTAAATTTTTCCAGTATTTCATTTTTTTCCTCCTATGCAATCATCATTTTATACATTTGATAAAGCATTCCTAACGCTCTATCTTTTAATTCATGTTTACTTTTTTCTAAAATATCTTTATTCTTCTCATACCATTTTTTTGCTGCATTTCTATCATAGAAGTGTTCGCAGTCTATATCTAAAAAGTCTAATTGTTGTCTATCTTTTAATTCTAATAAACCAAATATTAATTTTGATTCTGTGTCTTTAAAATATAAATCTTGCATTTTATTCTCCCTCCAATTCTCTTATCTCTCTAATAAAAGTTTTCATTAAATCAATTTCACCTTTTTTCACTCCTCTTAAATAAGAAGTGTTATAACCAGCAATATCATTTTCTTCTATTAATTTATCAGTGTTTTTTATGGACTCTTTCACTGTTTTATACATTTTTTCAATTAATTTCTCTCCTATTGTTGTGTCTATGTATGCCATTTTCTCTCCTCCTATAAATATGCTCTTGCTGGATACAATCTTTCAGATGCTAACATTTCTAAATCTCTAAATCCTTGATTTATGTTTTCTAATTTTTTTATTAAGTCTTTTAAATCTTTTAATTTAGTATTTAAATTGCTGAAACAAGGATCTAATATGATTTCAAATATATTTTCTTCATCTTCTATATTTCCAAAATTAATTTTAATTTTTCTTGCTCTATCTTCTATAACATAAGGTTCATTAGAATGATTAAATTCAACTGTTTCTTTTAAATAGCTTTCTAATAAATCCTTTAAGTATTTGCTTTCATATTCTTCCAAGATGTCAAAATCTTGATTGAATATTACAAGTTCCCAGTATGATTTATTTATGTTGTAATTTATGTTAAATGCTTCACGATCTAGTTTTTTTACTGCTTCTGATAATTTCATATTCCTCTCCTTTTTACTTATATAACTAATTTTTACTTATATAAAATCTTAAAAAAATATAACTTTCTTATGCTTATATAATATAACTATTTTTTACTTATGTCAAGTATTTTTTTTAATTTTTTAAAAAAAGTAGTTAATTTTTTATGAAAATTGTTGTAAAATACTTATATAACTAATTATAACTAATTTTTTTTAAGAGAGAGGTCTTTTATATGAAAACAACTGGAGAAATAATAAAAAGGAAAAGAGAAGAACTTGGAATAACAGCTGAAAAATTAGGAGAAATGATAGGAGTTACTCAGGCTTATGTTACTATGTCTGAAACAAATGCAACGAAACCTAGCAAGGCTTTTTTGGAAAAAGTTAAAGAGATTTTAAATATAACTGCAGAAGAAGAAAAAGAAATAAAAGAGTATGAAGAATTTAGAAGATTACCAGAAAAATTTCAAAAGAGATTACTATCTTTAGAAAAAGGACTTTTACCAAAATACAAGGAATTAGATAATAGGAGTAAAAATCAATTTGAAGAAGTTATAGAGCAGTCTGCACTAATGTTCAATGATGAATCTATTCCTTACGAAGATAAAGAAAAGGTACTTATGGCAATACAGTCTGCATTTTTTGATGCAAAGCAAAAGAACAAGAAAAAGAAATGATAAGGCTGGTGTTTAAATTGAATGTAAAACTGAGGGTATTAAATTTAATTGCAAAACATAGAACTAGGAATCCTTTTAAATTAGCTAGAGCATTGAATATTGAAATAATATACCAGGATCTAGGAGAAGTAAGAGGATTTTTTAAGAAAATATTAAGAAGAAAATACATATTCATTAATAGCGAACTAAGTGAATTTGACCAAAAGTTAGTTTGTGCTCACGAACTTGGACATGCTATTTTACATTCTTCTAATAGGATACAATTTCTAATTGATAATACAAAAATACTAAAGAGAAGTAAAATTGAAGATGAAGCAAATTTATTTGCTAGTTGGCTTTTATTTCCTGGTGATGATGTTGTAGAAGAGTTTGAGTTTAAAGAAACTGGAACTAATTTTTGGATGTTTGAAGAAATAAAAAAATTAAGATCTTGAAAATACATAAAAAAGTAGGGAGAGAAAATTTTTAATGAGATATGAAGAATATAAAAGAAAAGAAAAAACAGATTTTAAAACAAATAAAATAACTGGAGAATTAAATGTTGTAAAAATAAAGCCACATATTTCTATTGATTTAGAAAGAATTAAAAATATGGATAAAATTACACTCACTAAAATCAACAATAACCAAACAGATTATTTTATTGTTGGAAATTTTGATGAAGACAATTTAAAAAATTCAAAAATTACTTTTAAACACTTTGCATTTGATGATAAAAAATATTATAATGTAGAAATAGAGAATGTAAAAAATTCTAATTTTTTTAAGCGTCTTATTGGAAAAAATGAACAGGAATCATTCTGGAGAATAAAAGTAACTGAAATTACAAAGAATGATACTCATCTATCTGATATAATGGAAACTGAAAAAAATTCTCAAGAGGATATTGAAATAAGAAATATATTAGAAAATTCTAGATTTAATATAGAAGATAAATTTTTAAAATTACTGAAACTTTATAAGTATAAGAGAATAAAAGAAATTTTTAAAAATTTTAAATTGGATATGTAAATAGGAGGTGTCTCATGAATACATTAAAAAATAATTTAAAACTTAGTTTAGAAGAAAAATTATTTAATTCTTATAAAAATCTAATTGAAGTTAAAGAAACTTCAGAAAAACAATTAGAAATTTCTTTGCCAATATTTTTAAGTACTGGAGACGCTTTTGATTTTATAATAGAGATTTTAGATGACAGAAATTTAAATTTTAAAAACACCCTTTATAGTAGAATTGAAAATGCTCTAAAAGAATACATTACATTTTATGATTTTAGAAAAAAGTATTTACTTGGAAAGGAAAAATTTAAAGAAATTAAGACTGAAAATTTATTAAATAATGGTATAAGTCTCTCATTAGACTTAAAGAAAAATATCAAATACAGTAATGATGAAAATTTAATATTTGAAATATTTAATTATTCTTTTTCTGTAGTAAGATATTATAATTTTATTTATGATGATTTTATAACAAGAAAAAAATTAGATAAAGAGAGAAAAGGGTATATTTTTAAAAAAGAACTTGAAAATTTTGTTGAAAATTTAAATAAAAATAAAAGAGATAAACTAGAGGTATTAAAAGATGATGTATTAACATCTCAAAACAATACTTATTATATAAGTAATAAAGAACTTTTAACTGGTGTTTATGATAAAATACACTTTTGGGAATCTTTAAATGATTTTGAATTGATTCTTGAAAAATTAAAAAATAATAAAGAAATTAAAATAGAAAAAATATTTATGTTATATGAGGATATTCCTAAAAATTATATGAAAAAAGCAATGATTAATAAAAAACATATAATTGATAAAATTGATTTAAGGAACATTAATGATAAACAATACATTCTCCAAATTTGAACGAAATGTTATCTCAATCATATTAACTTATAAAAGAAAAGGTGTAGAGTCTTCATTTAAAGAATTATTTGAACATGTTCTCAATACACTTTTTAAAAATATAGGTATCCAAATAACTAAAGAATCTGTTGTAATTTCTTTTTATGAACAAACAGAAACAGAGAATATGATAAGGACAAAAGAAAAAATATATGAATTAATTTTACTTTTGGATAAATTAAAAATGGAATATAATTTTTTTTATAACATTCCTAAAGAAGTTTCTTGTTTTGAGCATTATTTTTATAAGGATAGAGTTTACGTAAATACAAAGATAAAACTTGAAGAAGAAACATCAAATATTTTAAATTTAATTTTTTCAAATTACTTTATTACTTCAGATTTAAGAGATCTCAAAAACACTAATTTTAAAAGTATTGAAAGAAAAAATTTAGAATGGACTAAATGGGCTTTAATAATAGGAACACTATTTTCTATGCTATCATTTGGCTTAGAAATTTATCAAGTTATTAGTGTAAATGAAGTTAAAATTTTAAATCCAGAAGAAATAAAAAAAGATGTAAACATTTTTTTGTTAAAATAAATAAAACATTCTTAAACTCCATAAAATAGATAGTATTTAAGACCACTTTAATTAGTGGTTTTTTTATTTCATACTTTTAAAATTTTGAAAAAAGATATTAAAAAATTAAAATTCTATTGACATAAGCAAAAAATAGTTATATTATATAAGCAAGTGAGGTGTTAAAATGGAAGATATAAAAAAGATTGGAATAAGAATTTCATTCAACATAAAAAAAATAATGAAAGAAAAAGAAATGAAGCAGTATGAATTAGCTAAAAAATTAAATAGAACTCCTGAAAATATGAGTTATTTTTTTAAATGTTTAGAAAATGGAGGAGCATCAAATATAAAGACTTTAGCTAAAATTGCAAGTGCATTAAATGTTGATATATCAATTTTTTTTGCTTAAATTCATAAGTAAAAATAACTTATAATTGAATATCTAAGGCTAGTCCTTATATTTAGGAGGAAAATTGAAAATAAAAATATTAAAAAAAGAAAATGAAGTTTCAAAAGTAGAAATTGATGGTAGAGAATATAAGAATATTTCAAAAGTAGAAATAAAAAATGATTACACATCAAACGGAATAAATGAAAGTGTAATCATTGAATTTAAAGATATATCACTTTTGGAAATATCTACTGAAAAATGAGGAAATATTAAAAAATCTAAGGCTAGTCCTTAGACAAATAGCTATAAGATCCTTGCTCACTGCTTCCCTCAAAAGAAGTGAGTTTCTCCCTTATAGCTATCTGTGTAAGGTGTAGCTACTGGATAAAACTAAGTCCCAGAATGGGGTAAGCTTTACAGCTGAGTATCTTATGTTTTATCCCCTTACAGATTTAAGCATTTGCAGGTGTAACTTTGATAGATAAAGTTATAGAGTTATAGCAACTTGAATTAAGTTCTATCCGTACAGATATAAGTTCGATAAATGTTGTATCTATAAATTTTTGCCAAGAAGTTTTTTTGATGTAAAAACTGGCTATCAAATACTTTCTCTAACTTAAAGAAGTTACGAACTAATTTAAGGACAGTTTAGCTAGCTGAGAAGGTATTTGATATAAAACTTTATTACTTGAATTGGTAGGGCTTGTTCATCACCTTGGCAGGTTCTTATGTCCAAGCTCTACTAATTGAATTAATAAAGAGAGAACAGCCAAGGTTCTCCAAAAACTGCAGGAGGTTAAAATGAGATTTTCAACAACACTGAATAACCAAAAATGTATGGAATGGGAGTTAAATGCAACTCAAGGTGTATTAATTGCTCTTTTATATGAAGCTAATGCTTGGGCTAATGAAGAAATAGTTGATGATAAAACTTATTATTTTGTATCAAGAAACTTAATCTTAAAAGAATTACCTATGTTTTTTGAAAAAGCTGATACTGTATATAGAAATTTAAAAGTATTAGCAGAAAAAGGGATAATTGAATATATAAAACATAAAGGAATGGATTTAATAAGATTAACAGAAAAAGGTAAAAGTTGGAATTTTATTGAAAGCAATTCGGAAAAATCTCCGAATTTTGATAATAACTCGGAAAAAAATCCGAGTGAATTCGGAAAAAAATCCGAAAATAACTCGGAAAAAAATCCGACATATAAAGATACTAATATACAAAAAGATATAAGTAAAAATAATAAAGAAAAAAATAAAAAAGAAAAATCAAAAAATGAGATTCATGAATTTATAAATAATCTTACTGAGGATAATGAATATAAAGAGCTTCTATTCAAGTATATTGAATATCGTAAGGATATTAAAAAGCCAATAAAGACTGTACTGCCTATCAAAAAAATAGTTAAAGATTTTCCTAATTGGTTTGCTTTAGATGAAGCTATTAATATTGCCATGGAAAAAGAATGGACTGGATTAGAGCCTGAATGGATAGAGAAACATAAAAAGTCTAAAGCTTTTAATACTAACACTGAAAATAAAATTGCCGAAAGTAAGGACACAAGTCATTTAAAAGTTGATGATGATTACATGGAACAAATGAAAGCGAGGTATGGATTATAATGACTAACCAAGAATTTAATACAGTATTTCAACCATTTTTAGATTATTTCCCTACAAGTGAAATGACTAAAGAAAAAATAAATATATATTATTTGGCTTTATCTAGTTTAACAGCTGAACAATTAAATGGAGCTTTTATATCAATGGTAAAAAACAGAGTATATAAGAATTTCCCACAGATAGCAGAAATACTTCAATATGCTTCTGGAACAACAGAGAATGAATTAGATGACAGAATTGTTATAGCAAAAAGAATGCTAAAAAATGCTATTGTTAAATATGGTAGTTATGGATCAGTAGAATTTGAAGATAAATCTATACATGCAGTGATTGATGCTCTTGATGGTTGGCAAAAGCTATGTGCAATGAGTAGTGATGAATTAGAGAAGTTTTTGACTTTTGAGTTTGGAAAAATCTACAAGGCATATGCTAGAAATAAATATCAAGTCAGCAATTATTATATTGGGTTCTATGATATGCAAAATGGAACTAAAAATATAAATAAAATTGGATTTATGAGTATGAAACCAAGTCTTGAGAATAAATCTGAATTAAAGGAGTTGAATTGATAAATGAAAAAACAATATGTCTATAGTTTCGATGGAGATTACTATGATAGTGAATTATATGATACAAGAGAAGAAGCTATTGATGTTGGAATAAAAGAAGCTAAAAAAGAGAAATATTTATATTTTTATTTAGGAACTGCTACAAAATATGAAGAAGATTGTGGAGGAATATCTGATACAGTTATTGAATATTTAAAATCATTTGCTGAAAATGAAGTTGGAGAAGCCGCAGAAGGTTATATGAATTTTAGCAAAGAAGAAGAAAAAATACTAGATAAAAGACTAAGAAAAGTTATTTTAGATTTTCAAAAAGAATTTAAATGTGAACCTGATTTTTATAAGGTTTCTGATGTAGAAGTTATAAATCTAATAGGAGTGATTGAGTAAATGGTTAGATACAATATAGAGGTAAAATACTTATGTTTTGGTAAAGAGCATACAAGTGAAGTTTACTATAATGCACTAGATAATTTAAATGAAGAAGAAAAAGAAAGTGTATTACAAGGTTATCTTGACATCGTAAAAACTTATAAAGGATTTGAAGGATTCTTAGAAAGTTATATTTGGAAAGATAGAGAAGAAAAAAGTCTTATAAATTTAAATAAACTGAAAAACTATAAATCGATAGCTTATGCTACTCCTTTAGCTCAGCTTGAGAAAGTAAAAGAAGAGTTTAAAGAGCTACTAAATGAAGTAGAAGTAAAAAGCTTGAGTCACAGTTTTATTAAGAATATTGATAATTTTAAAGCTGAAGCTTTGGATCTCATAACTGCTACTGTGAATCTGTTGCTTTTAACAGGACTGACAGATGAAGATTTTGATAAACATATTGAGAAACTGAATGACTATAGAAATGGAAAATATAAAAAGGAGAAAATCAAAGAATGAAAAAACCAAAGAGATTTTTAAAAAAAGATATGGAGAGAAAGAAAAAATATATAAATGAACTAAAAAGAAATTATATGAAAGGTATCTTTTTGATAGTGATGCATGAATCTGTTTTGGAAAATGGGGGCAAAAATGATTGAATATTTATTAAAACTTCAAGTCAAAGATGAAAATAAAATTAGAATTATAAATAATTATATTTTTAGAGAAAAACTAATGTCAGAAAAGGAAATGGAAGAAAAGCAAATAGAATTCTGTAAAAGTATGAGAGAAAATTATGAAAAAGCAGGAAAGACTTTAGAGATTTTAGAGTATTCTATGACTGAGGTGAGATAAAACTATTATGGTTAAAAATAAAAAAAGAGAAATAAAATTATTAATAAAAAAAAATAAATACTATAAAAGATATATAACTAAACTTGAAAATGAATATTTAAAGTTAAAGGAAGAAATGGAAGAACGTACTAAAAGAAAAATAAAAAATATAGAATTTGTAAAAACAATATTTGATAAATTATTTTTTAAGTTAATTTTAATAACTTCTTTGGCTTTTATCGAGTTTTTAGTGATAGTTTTCTTAGCTTGGAGGGTCTAGGATGATACAAAGATTTGAAATCCCCTTAAAAATTACAAGTAAAGATTGGGGACTAAATAAAATATATTCAGGAATTCATTGGAATATTCGTTCTAAAGATAAAGATTATATAACTACCCTTGTAAGGAGTATTGTAGGAATTAAAAAAACTTTTGAAAGACCAGTATCAATAAAGATGTCTTTTAATAGCGGGTTAGATGTATCTAATCACGCTTATCTATTTAAAATGATAGAGGATGCTTTAGTGAAGTGCAAACTAATCAATGATGACACAGATAAATATGTAAAATCTATAACTATGGAAAAGCAAAAAGAGTTTAAAGGTGTAATAGTAGAAGTTGAAGAAATTTCAGAATAAGGAGTAGATAGTGAATAGAGAAGAAATATGTAAAATTATAGATGATAAATTAGACAGTAAAATAAAAGATTTAAAGAATATAAATCCTCCATATAGAAAAGTGGAAGTTATTTTGAAAAATTATAAAAATTTTCAAAAGATGTTAGATTCTTTAAGAGAACAATTAAATCATATAGATATAGTAAAAAGAATAAATGTTGATTCTACTAAACCTGTTGGTTATGTCGACTATAAACAAGATATAGAAAAGAAAGAGGATATAAAAGATAGGATAAATGAAGAAATATTGATATATGAAAATAGAATTTTAAAGACTGAAAATGCTTTAGATTTTATAAAAAAAGATAAGTATTATAGAATAATAGAATTAAAATATTTTGAAAATTATTCTGTTGAAGATATTTGTGAAGAACTAGATATCACAGAAAAAACTTATAGAAGTCATAGAAATAGGTTAGTTGATAGTTTAACATTATATTTATTTCCTAAAGAAATTTTACAAGATTTTTAAAATTTTACCGTTTTGCTCCCTGTTCATTCCCTATTTTTTATTATATAATGTTAATATACGAAAGTTTAAACAACAAGTTAATGACTTCTTGTAAAAAAGTCAAAATTAAATATGGTGCATTGGACTAATACTCTGACTAGACTGCGAAGGTCTTTTATTTGTGAAAACCAAATATGCACTGCCATACCAGACATCAATACTCTCGTGATTCTTAAATGAATAGGATACGTCCTCTACGGGAGTTTTTTTTATTTATAATTCTTTCCTCAAAAAAATAAATTATTAATTTCTGATAAAAATTCCTTTTTTATTTTATAAAAAAAAGTTATAATAAATTACAATTTCTTAGAGGGAGGGATAAAAATGATAGGGTATTATATCGCTATTATTTGGATTTTTATATTACTTACAATTTTTCCTTGTTATCCACTAAATAAATGGCTATTACATAACAAATGGAATCATAATGACTGGGCTAGTTTTTTAGGAAGTTTGATTACTGCTTTTGTAGCAATAGGCTGTATTTGGTGGCAATTTGATAATCAAAAAAAAGAAAAAGATAAAGAAGAAAGAAAGAATCATGAAAGATTTTTAATTTTATTTATAGATTCATTAAAAAATGAGTTTTATTATATTTCAATAAGATTAGAAGCAATAAAAAAATATATAAATAGTCCTGAAGATATGAAAAAATATGTCCCAGATTATCAATTTAATGAAATGTTTTTTAGAAATATATTAATTAAATTGCCTAGTGATTTTCTTCAGACTGCTAATTTGTTTATTTATGATATAATTGTTGCAAACATAGATATAGAAACTTTTTTAAAAAAGGCTCAACCAAATAATGAAGAAGTTATTAATACTAAACTAATCCCAGTGAAAGAATTATTAGAAAAAATATATAATTATGATGTTGAGGATAAAGAAGTAGAAGAGGTTACCATTTTTTATACTAAAATTAGGGATGAGTATTTTGAAAAAAATAAGAAATTAAATAAAGAATTTGAAGAGTTTTTAAAAAATGGTATAAAAAACAAATAAATAAAAAATTTAAAGAGAATTTGAAAAGGTTCTCTTTTTTTTATAAAAACTGGAGGTGAAGTAGCATTGAAATTAAATGCAAGGCAAAGGTCTTTCTGTGAGTTTTATGTAGCTAGTGGAAATGCTACTGATGCTGCAATAAAAGCTGGATATAGTTATAATTATGCTAATGCTCAAATATATAAAATGTTGGGAAATGTTGGGATAAAAAATTATATTGATGAGCTAATGAAAAAGTCACAAAATGAAAGAATAGCAACAGCTGAAGAAGTACTTAATTATCTTACTTCAGTAATGAAAGGAGAAGGTCAAGAAGAAGTTGTTTCTAATACTGGAAATGTAGTATATACGAGTCCTAGCATTAAAGATAGAATAAAAGCAGCAGAGTTGCTTGGTAAAAGATATGCTTTATGGACAGATAAAACTAAAATTGAAGGGACTCTTCCAGTTGTTATAGTCGGAGAAGGAGATTTAGATGACTAAGTCCATACAAATAAGTTTACCTCAAATTGTAGGAAAAGGCTATAAATCATTTTGGAATTTTAAGGGTAGATATAAAGTAGTTAAAGGATCAAGAGCATCAAAAAAGAGCAAGACAACTGCTCTATGGATAATTTATAACATGATGAAATATAAAAATGCTAATACTCTTGTTGTAAGAAAAGTATTTAGAACCTTGAAAGATAGTTGTTATTCAGATTTAAGATGGGCTATAAACAGATTTCAAGTTCAAGACTACTGGGAGTTTAAAGAAAGTCCTTTAGAAATAACCTATAAACCAACAGGACAAAAGATTTTATTTAGAGGTTTTGATGATCCATTAAAGATTACATCTATATCTGTTTCAGTTGGTAGTTTGTGCTGGTGTTGGATTGAAGAAGCTTATGAACTAACAGATGAAACAGCTTTTAATATGCTAGATGAAAGTATTAGAGGTATTGTAGATGAACCTTTATTCAAACAAATTATAATATCGTTCAACCCTTGGAATGAAAGACATTGGTTAAAATCTAGATTCTTTGATAAAGTTGATGATAACATATTAGCACTTACAACTAATTATCTTTGTAATGAGTGGTTGGATGAGGCTGATAAAAAATTATTTGAAGACATGAAAAAGAATAATCCTCGTAGATATCAAGTTGCTGGACTTGGTAACTGGGGAATAGTAGATGGTCTTGTTTATGAAAATTGGCAAGAATTAGAATTTGATTGGAGAAAAATTTTAAATAAAAGACAAAAAGCAAAAGCAGTATTTGGACTAGATTTTGGATATACCAATGACCCTGCTGCTTTTTTTTGTGGAATATTGGATTTAGAACAAAAAGAAATTTATGTTTTTGATGAAATATATCAAAAAGGAATGCAGAATACAGCTATTTATAGCAATATAGAAAAGTTAGGTTTTAAGAAAGAAATTATAGTTGCTGATAGTGCTGAGCCAAAAAGTATAGACCATTTGAAAGGTTTAGGACTTTATAGAATAAAAGCATCTAAAAAAGGAAAAGATAGCATTAATGCTGGAATACAGTTTATTCAAGACTTTAAAATTTTCATACATCCTAGATGTGTTAATTTTTTAACTGAGATTTCAAATTATGCTTGGGATAAAGATAAGTTTGGAAAAGCAACAAATAAACCTATCGATGATTTTAATCATTTGATGGATGCTATGAGATATGCACTTGAGGATTATATGAGAAATAATTCTGTAAGAACAATAGATAGAAATGTTTTAGGAATAAGATAAGAGAGGAGGATTAATGACTGTAGAAGATTTAAAAGAAGCACTGGAGGCATTTATAAAAAATGAATTGCCAGAATTACAAAAAATGGAAGATTATTACAGTGGAAAACATAATATTTTAAATAAGAAAGATAGAAGTGATAAGAAAAAAGATACTAAGTTAATTAATAATTATCCTGAGTATATTGCAACTATTGCAACAGCCTATTTCTTAGGAAAACCTATTACTTATGCTTTACAAGATGATGAATTAAAAAAAGATTTTGAAAAGTTATCTGAATATTTAGCAACAGAAGAAGAACAACAAGAAAATTTCGAACATTCTCAAAATTGTAGTATTTTTGGTAAATCTTATGAACTCTGGTATAAGAATTTGGATAATACTATTGGAAATGTAGTTGTAGATCCTCGTGATTGTTTTATATTAAGAGATAATACGGTAAAAAAAGAAATAACTGCAGCTGTTAGATGGGATAAAACTAAAAATAAAGAGGATAAATGGGTTTATAAATTAGAAGTTTATGATAGTACAAATGTTACAATTTATGAATATATAACTGACACTGATAAAAAAGAAGTTCCATATGTAAAAGGAGCAACTAAGTTACACGGATTTAATCAAGTTCCGATTATTGAGTTTTTGAACAATAAAAGAGCTAATGGAGATTTTAAAAATGTAATTTCTTTGATAGATGGATATAATGAAGCAACTTCAACTGCTATTGACGACATGAAAGATTTTACAGATGCATACTTAGTTTTGGTTAATATGGGTGGAACTACTGATGAAGAAATAGAAAGAATGAATAAAAATAAGGTTATGCTTATTAATGAGCAAGGTGATGCTAAGTGGCTTGTTAAGCAAGTCAATGATAGCTATGCTCAAAATAATAAAAATAGGTTAAATCAAGATATTCATAAATTTTCTATGATACCTGACATGCAGGATAAAGAGTTCAGTGGAAACAGTTCAGGGGTTGCACTTGGTTATAAGTTGTTAGCTTTAGAACAATTGGCAGCACAAAAAGAAATGTATTTTAAAAAAGCAATTAATCAAAGATTACAGCTTATGATAGATTTTCATAACTTAAAAATAAAATCTACTGACATTCAAAAAGTTTTTACTAGAAATGTTCCTAAGAATCTAGTTGAAGCGGCTGATACAGCTCAGAAGTTACAAGGAATAGTATCACATGAAACTATTTTATCTACATTACCATTTGTTGAAGATGCCAAAGTAGAACTTGAAAAAATAAAAGCTGAAGAAGATATTAATGCAATAAAAGATATGAACACTCCGATTAGAGTTGATGTAAATGACTCAAAAGAATAGAGATTATTGGGAAGAAAGACAAGTTAAAAGAGAAGCTAAGGCATTTACTACAATACAGGATATTGAAAAAGAATATAAGATTGCACTTGAAAAAGCTAAAAAGGACATAAATACAGAGATTGCTAGAATAACTACAACTTACATGAATGATAATATTCTAAATTATAATGAAGCTTTGAAACTTTTGAAAGGTGATGATTATAAGGTTTGGAAAAAAGATTTGCATAATTATATGAAAGAATATAAGAATCTTTTAAAAACAGCACCATTGGATGCACAGAAATTATATTTAGAAATTGAAACATTATCTGCTAAAAGTAGAATTAGTCATTTGGATAGCCTTAAAGCACAGATAGATATGGAATTTACTAAGTTGATATTTGGAATTGAAGAAACAGGAAAAAATGCTTTAAATTCTGTTTATAAAGATACGTTTATAGAAGTAACTAAAGATTTGGGTATTAATCCTATTGTTAGTAGAGATAAGATAAAAACAGTTCTGGATAAACCTTGGAGTGGTGCTAATTTTTCTCAGAGACTTTGGAGCAATACTGATAAATTAGCACAAACAGTAAAGCAAGAAATAGTAAATGGTATGATACAAGGTATCAATCTGAAAACTATGACTAAAAGAGTTTCTGAAAGATTTGAGACAGCTAAAAAGAATGATGTTGAAAGACTTCTAAGAACTGAAGTTAATTATGTTTTGAATCAAGCAACCTTAGATGGGTATAAGGAAGCAGGGATAGAAAAATATGAGTTCAGTGCTACACTAGATAGTAGAACAAGTCAAATATGTTCTGAACTACATGGAGAAGTATTTGAAATTAAAAAAATTGCAGTAGGACTTAATTATCCACCAATGCATCCAAGATGCAGAAGTACAACTATTCCTATCATTGATTATGAAAGTTTAATTAAGCAAGGTAGAGAAGAAATTGAAAAGAATAATTATAGTTTAAATGAAGATAATTGGGAAAATATAAAGAATTATGGTACTTTAAAAGCTAATGATTTAAAAGAAAGAGAAGATATTGAAGATGAAGAATATAAAAAAAGAATAGGAGACTTTTATTTTCTTAAAAAAGTTGATAAAATAGATTATAATACAGCTAAAGAAATATTTGCAGAATATGAGCCTAATATGGTTAATTTAAAATATGAAAATGCTATTGTTATAAAAGCTGATGGAAGTGTTTATGTTGTCCTTGGAGGAGAGAATTTCGTAAATACTACTGTAGTAGGAGATTTGACAGGAGCATACATAACACATAATCATCCTAAAAATGAAACTGAATTTTCTTTTAGTAATCAAGATGTAAGTTCTTTTATTAATGATAAATTAACTTATTTAAAAGGCTTAGATTATAAGTATGAATATGAACTAAGTAGAGATTTATTTGAGAGTGACCAAGCCTCTACTAATCCAAAAGAATGGGCTAAATTTGAAAATGCTAGGCACGAATATGTAATAGGACTGTCTTCTGAAAGAGATGTAAGATATAGGAGGAAACAAATATGAGCAATGAAGAAAAAGCAAAGCAAGAATTAGTAGAAGCTTATATAGAGTGTTGTAAAAAGCGAAAAGAAATTGAAAGCATTAAGATATCTAAAGGATTAGATGATCACGATGGGGTTAAATTAAGACAAACAACATTAGATTTCATAGAAAAAGGAAAAGAGATAATGAAAAAATATCAAATTGATAGTATTGATTTTCCAAGAGAAGAAATGTTAGAGATTGAAAAAAAATACTATTAATACAAGAAAAATAATTAACTCAAAAGCACTTAGCTAAAAACTAGGTGCTTTTTTATTGCAAAGAAAGGAGGTACAAATATAAATATTGTCGTACTGAAGGACATTAAACTTCTGGATATGAATATAGTCAAACAGGACTTTAAACAGGAGGATAAAATGAAAAAATTTAAAATTAATATTCAACAATTTGCAGAACCAGGAGAACCAAAAACATTTACTCAAGAAGAAGTTGATAAAATGATTGAAGCTAGACTTAAAAGAGAAAATGAAAAATTTGAGAAAGCTAAAAAAGAACTTGAAAGACAGCACAATGAATCTATTGAAGATTATGAAGAAAGAATCAAAAATGCTAATCTTACTGCAGAAGAAAAGCACAAAAAAGAACTTGAAGAGATTCAAAAAGATTTAGATGCAAAGAATGCTGAACTTTCAAAAATAAAGACAGATGAAATCAAAAGAACTACATTAGCAAAGTATAAAATGCCAGATAAATTTTTAGATAGAATTTCTGGAGCTAATGAAGAAGAAATAGAAGCATCTGTTAAAGGTTTTGCTGAAGTAATGGGAGAATATGTAAAAGGACTTGGTGCTAGTGGAGTACCAGGAGCCATGAATGGTGGTAGTAATGGAGGAGCTGATAAAAAGGCTCAATTGGAAGAATTGAAGAAAAAAGCTTTTGAAAGTGGTTCTGATATAGACAGAGCTAATTATGTAAGAGCAAAACAAGAATTAGAAAACTCAGGAGGTAATGAATAATGGCAGGAAAAATAGATAAACAATTAAACTCAACAAATCAAGCGATATCAAATGATATTTTAGATGAATTACAATTAGTAAATCCTAATAATTCACCTATCATATCTCATATTTTAAGAGGTGGAAGAGTAAGTGAAACAACATCTACAACAATAGAATGGATAGATCACTATGAAAGAAAAACAACATCTAGTTTAAAAGTTGCTTTAAATGCTGGAGTAACTGAAATTCAAGTAGTAGATGAAGATATTTTAGTTCAAGATGCTCTATTATCAATTGGAGATGAAATTGTAAAAATAACAAAAGTAAAAACAGATAACAAAGCAGATGTTGTAAGAGGTTATGCAGGAACAACTTCTACTGCTGGAAATATAGCAGCAAATACAATAGTTCAAAGTTTAGGAATTGAAATGGAAGAAGGTGGAGAACTTAAAAAGTCTTCTGTTAGATTACCTGTGCATATCACAAATAACACAGGAATAATATATGAAGAATATGAAGTAACTGAAACTGCTAAACATTTAAATCCACATGGACAAAGTGGACTTTCTGTAAGAGAGTTAGAATCTCAAAAGAAAAAAGATGAGATGTTAGGAATTATGGAAAACAAACTGTTGAATGGAGTTAAGTATGTAAATGGTAAATTAAGAATTTCTGGTGGTATTAAATCTTTAATTAAAGAACATGGAATAGTTTTAGATGCTGGAAATCAACCTTTCTCAGTTGATTTATTGACAACAGCAGTAAAAGCAATAGTTAATAAAGGAAACCCAGGAGCAGCAGATTTAAAAGCTGGTAAATACTTTGTATGTGTACCTTGGGATATAGCTATTCAAATTAATAAATTGAATAAAGATATAGTTAGAGCAGATGTAAAAGAAAAAGTAACAGGAACTGTAATTACAGAAATAGTTACAAATGCAGGAGTTGTATCTGTGTTCCCTGCTCCATCTTTAGCTGCTAACGAATTTTTATTAATTAATTTAAATGAAGTTAGCTTAAAACAATTATATCCAATAAAAGAAGAAGTAGGAGCTAAAACTAATTTATCTGATAATTATTTCTTACATGGAGAATATGCACATCAAATAACTAAATTACCATTCCAAGTACATGTTAAAAATGTAAAAATATCATAGGAGGTAGTAATGGCAAAAGATACTAAAAAAGAAAATGGAGTAGTGGAAGAAATAGCCACTACTGAAATAGCAAAAGAAATAATTTTTCATTCTAGTTATAAAAACTTAATCATAGCTGGAACTTCTATTCAATTCAAAGATGGAGTTTACTCAACATCTAATGAAACAGAAATAGAAGTATTGAGAAATAATAACCTTGTGACTGAGGCAGGAGAATAAAAACTCCTGCTTTTATCATATTAGGAGGTTAAGATGGATGAAACTTACAACAAAATAATTGAAAAAGTGAAAGAATTAACCGATGTTAGCAACGAAGCTATTTTGAAAATTCGAGTAACCATTTTAGTTAGAAAAGCTTTAAACTTTATGAATAGAGATGATTTTCCAGAAGAATTAATAGATCCTGTTGCTGAGCATTTAGCATTAAAAACTATTGAAGAAACAAACTTACAAGGTAATATTTCTAAAGTAACTGAAGGAGATACCACAATAGAATATGACACATCTAATAACACAACTGATGAAATGTTTTTATCATTAAAGAGTCAATTATTTAGATTTAGAAAGGTTGGGACTGTATGGGTATATTAGATAAGTTGCATAATGATAAAGTTACAGTTATTAGATCTGTTGTAGTTGTAGATGAATATGGAGGAGCTTTTGAAGAACAAAGAGAAATATTAAGCAATATTCCCTGCAGACTTTCACAAAAATGGTTGAAGAGTGTGACTCCAGGAATGATTAATAGTAGTGGTCAAGAATATAAACTCTTTGTAGGTTTGGATGTAGATATAAAACAAAATGACTTACTTAAAGTTATAAGAAAAGCTGATGGAGCTGTTTATATGTTCAAGGCATCAAAACCTTTAGCTTACAACATAATAAAACACAAGGAAATAGCCTTGACAGAAGTATCTGAAAATGAGGTAGATTATGGAGCTTAAAGGATTTAAAGAGTTCGATAAAATTCTTATAGAAATAAAAGAAAAAGCTCCAGAAACCACTAAAAAATTTTTGATGTTACAAGCTGAGGATTTGAAAAAAGATGCTAAAGAATTAACACCCGTCGACACTGGTACTTTAAAAAATGCTTGGCAAAGAGAAAACGGAAAAAGATTAACTGGAAATACGTTTTCTCAAATTGTATTTAATATGACTAATTATGCTAATCATGTTGAGTATGGTCATAGAATTGGAAAAAGTAAAACAAAATTCGTAAAAGGTAAATTTATGCTTAGAAAAGCATTAAATGTAAGGCAAACAAAATTCTATAAAGATTTAAAAAATTTTTATGGAGGACTGATAAAAAAATGAAATGGATAGATATAAGAAATGCGTTAAATAAGATTATTTCTGAAAAGTTAAAAATAAATCCTTATAGTGAAGATATAGACAATGTCAAAAAGCCTTGCTTTTATATTGATTTAGTTAGCTATAAAAAAGAGTTTAACTCTGAATATAGAGAGCTAAAAACAATAGATATTGATATTATTTATTATCCAAAAACTAATGGAAAGCTAACTAATGCTGAGATATTAGAAAACTTAGAAAACTTAGATGATGCATTTGAAATAGAAGGAAAAAAGGTTTTGCATGTGTTAGATAGACATCTAACTTTAAGAAATACAGATATAAACATTGTAGATAGAGTTGGGCATTATGTCTTTACATTGAGTTTATATGACTTATATGGAAAACCTTATGATTATGAGTTAATGCAAGACTTAAAATTAAGATTTGATGAAGGAGGTAGCAATTAATGGGAAATGAAGTAGGACAAATAAAAGCAAGCCCAAATATTAATATAGAGTTTAAAACTCTTGCAACAACTGCTATTCAAAGAAGTGAGAGAGGTATAGTTTGCTTAATATTAAAAGATACTAAGAAAACTGTTAAATGGAATACTCTAAAAACAATATCGGATTTAAAAGAGAAAGAATGGGATGCTAAGAATGTTAAATATATAAAACTAGCAATGCATTATGGGGCTAAAAAAGTTTTAATAAGAGTATTGCAAACTGGAGAAAATATAGATGATGTTTTAGGTGAATTTAAAGAAAGAAAAATACATTGGTTAGCTTATCCTGGAGCAGAACAAGCAGATGACCAAAAACTTGTAACTTGGACTAAACAAGTATTTGGAAATGATGGAGCAATAGGGAAAACTGTTAAATATGTGTCAAGTTTTGCTAACAATACAGATCATGTTGCAATAGTGGAACTAGGAAATACTGGAACTTATAAATCTATTTATGGAGATTTTACAGCTCAAGAATATACAGCAGCAATTGCTGGGCTTATAGCAGGAATGCCAATAAATAGATCGGCTGATAACTTTGTAATGAGTGATTTAAAAGAAGTAGATTACTTTGAGCCTAAACTTGGTAAATTCTCTCTATATAATGATGATGAAAAAGTTAGGGTTAATTATGGTGTTAACTCAAAAACTACTTTTGATAGCACTTGGAAGAAAGACACAAGAAAAATCAAAATAGTTGAGGGGATGTGCTTTATAACTGATGATATAAGAGATACATTTAAAAATTATTGGCTAGGAATTTATATAAATGACTACAATAATAAAATGAATTTCTGTTCTAATGTTACAAAAGTATATTTTAAAGAAATGGCTCCAAATGTATTAAGTGGAGACTATGACAATAAAATTGAAATAGACTTAGAAGCACAAAAGAGATTAATTGTTTTAGATGGAAAAGACACAGAAGAAATGACAGAAATGGAAATCTTAAAATACCCATCTGGTGATGATGTATTTTTAACTGGAGATGTCAGATTTGCAGATACTATGGCTAATCTTTCTTTGGTCATAAAGATGTGATAGGAGGTAAAAATGGCAGATACAAATATAAGAGGATATCATACTATTGCTGGTGCTCACGGTACTCTTTGGATAGATAATGAGAAAATAGCAGAGTTTATAAAAGTAAATGCAAAAGTAACAGCAGATAGAAAAGATGTACAACTAGGTTTATCTGTGGATAGTAAGATAGTGGCTCTAAAAGGTGAAGGTAGTGTTACTCTCGAAAAAGTATACTCAAGAGGTAAAAAGATACTTGAAAAATTAGTAAAAGGGAGAGATGTTAGAGTTAGAATAGTAACAAACCTATCTGATCCTGATACACCTAGAAAACAAGAAGAAAGAATTTCTCTTGATAATGTTTGGTTTAATTCAATAGATTTAATCAATATTGCTAAAGGGGAAGTTGTGGAAGAAGAATATCCATTCGGATTTACACCAGAAGATTTAGCTTATGAAAATGATATAAAATAGGAGGCTTAGATGTTAGTTACAGCTGAAATGCTACTTGAAAATAGTAAAAAAATAAATAGTGATAAAAGAGAAAAAATAAAAATCTATGTAAAAGAATTAGATGGAGATTTAGAATGTGAGCTTTTAAATAAAGAAGATTACTTAGATCTAATTCTATCAAAAGAAAAGGATAAGGATTTGGAGGTTATATATAATTCTTGCCCTATTTTTAGAGATGATAAACTAATAGAAAAGCTAGGCTGTAAAAGCAATCCTGTTTTTGTTGTAAGCAAAGTCTTAAAAGACCCAACAATTTATAGACTAGCTGATATAATTTTAGTTGCATCTGGGTATGGAGAAAAAGATTTAGTTAGTATAGTTGAAGAAACAAAAAACTAATAGAGAGCGATTGGAAATTAAATACAGTCGCTCATTATTTGAATAGAGGACATAAATTAGAAGAACTTAGAAAACTCTCAGAAAAAGATTTGTTTTATATGTACCTTTTAAAAGAATAATGCTATAATATAGTATATTAAATTCATTTTAGGAGGAGAGATTTATGAAAAAGTATAAGTTTGAATTTGATTACAAGTTTTTTGATTGTTTGTTATTGGCTGGTCAATGTTTACTTGTGTCACTAGTATCAGTATTGGCTTTTTCTTTCTTAGGTGGGCTTATCTTAGGAGCATTTTTAAGTGATATGATAGCATTAAATTTGATTATGATTGTTGGGTATATATTTCCTTTTGTGTATTCAATAATAGCTATTGCTAGATATTTGATAGAAGGAGTTACTATAAAAGAAATTGAATAAGAACTAAAAACAAAATATTACATTGAGAGCAGTTTTGTACTGCTCTTTTTTTATTGGAGGTGAAAAATTGGAACATGTACTAAGTGCTAGACTAGAACTCAAAGATAAATTTACAGCAGTTGTAAATAAAGCTGAAAAAGGACTTGCTGGGCTTTATCAGAAAGCCAAATCTATGAACTGGGAAAAAGTTAATAATGGTGTTAATAAATTTGGTGCTGTTGCTGTTGGTGGTTTAGCAGGATTAGGTGCTATAGCTGGAAGTTCTTTAACTGCATTTGCAGATTTAGAAGATCAAATTAGAAGAAATAAAGCTATTATGGGAGCAACAGCTACTGAAGAAAATATGCTAATGACTCAAACAAGAGAATTAGGAAGAAGTACAAAATTTACAGCTCAAGAAGTAGCACAAGCTCAAATGTATCAAGCAATGGCTGGAATGAAAACAAATGAAGTACTGGAAATGACACCAAAACTTTTAAAGCTATCTATTGCATCTGGTGAAGATTTAGCTAGTACATCAGATTTACTTACAGATAATATAAGTGCTTTTGGGTTAAAATTGCAAGATGCTGATAGATTTATGGATGTTATGGCTGCAACAGCAAATAATACTAATACAAGTATTGCACAGCTAGGAGAAGCATATAAGTATGTCGCATCAACTTCAAGGAATTTTGAAAGTTTAGAAGAGACGAATATTATTCTAGGATTATTAGCGGACAACGGACTTAAAGGTTCTATAGCAGGAAGAAACTTAGCATCAATTTATGCAAGACTTTCAAAAACAACTCCAGATATGGATAAAGCTTTGAAAAAAGCAGGAGTAACTCTTTATGATAACAATGGTAAGTTTAAAGGATTAAGAAAAATTTTAGAAGAATTAAAGCCTAAACTTGCTCAAATGAATGATGAACAAAGAAATTTATTTTTGACTACAATAGCAGGTTCTGAAGGTTTAAAAGTAATGAATAGTTTATTAGGAACTTCAAAAGAAGGGATAGAAAAAGCAGAGAATGCTATAAAAAATGCAACAGGTGCAACTGACAAAATGGCTAGTGAAATGGAAAATACAACAAAAAATAAACTAGCTCAATTTAGAAGTGCTGTTGATGACTTAAAAATTTCCATTGGAGAGGGTTTAGCACCAACAGCAACTGACTTCATAAATAAGTTTACTTCTAAAATGGCTGAATTAAATTCTAAAGGAACTTTTGATACTAAGAATGTTGAAACTTATTTTAATAGAATATTCTCTCTTATAGCAGAAGCTATAAAAGGATTTGCTGCATTAAAAGTAGCAGCTATGGCAGAGAACATTTTTCCTGGTGCTGGAAAATATGTAATAGGTGGTTATGCAGCATATAAGGCAGGGAAATATGTTGCAAATAAAACACAAATAGGTACAGGGCTCGCAGAGGGTATGAGAGTTTCGGAATATACTAATAAGTATATGAAACAAGGATATTCTAGAGAAGATGCAGATAAACAAGCTAGATTAGATGTTGAAAGAGAAAGTAAAATGAGAGGCTGGAAATCTGAAGATTATCAAAGACAAATTGAAGCTGAAAAAAATCAAATAATCTTATCTTTAAATGAGTCTCAATTGAACAAACTTAAAAATAATACTATAGGTTTGAGTGCTCTTGGATTAACTCCTGAAGATTTAAAACAACAAGAAATATTATTAAAAAATAGAAGTATAAATTCCTTGAATTCTTCTCTACCTAAAAAGCCGAAAAATGAATATGAAAAAGCATTTACAGATTTAGGTGTAAAAGCACCTATAGCATCAACTACTAATTTTTCTCCTCAAGTAAATGTTAATATGGGTGGAGTAACTATAAAAAATGAAGCAGATTTAGAAAAAACTGCAGAAATGTCTAAACAAAAAATAATGGCAGAATTAAAAAATTATGTACAAATAACAAATTAAAGGAGGATAAGTATGAAACCAACATTTATTTTATTGAAAAATTCTACAAATACTCCTTTTTTCTTTGTAGTTCCACCTCTAGATTTGAAAATTGAGAGTGAGCAAGATATACAGACATTTAAAATTATTGACTTAGGAGAAAAAACTTTAGTTGGAAATAGAAAAGCTGAAAAAATTAGTTTTTCTACGTTTTTTCCAAATATTAAATCTCCTTTTTTTAGTTTTCTTTTGTCTACAACTCCTGCAAATTGTGTTGAAACATTGACTAAATTAAAAAACGATAAAGAACCATTAACATTGATAGTTCCTGAATTTAATATTTTTTTTAAATGCTATATTCAAACCTTAATTTTTTCTATAATTGAGAGAACTGGAGATATTGATATAGAAATTAGTTTGATAGAAATGAGTAAAAATAAAACATTGCTAGATGTAGCAAGAGGCTTACTTCAAAGGTGATGATATGGAAAAAGTAAAAATATATGTTAATGGAAAAGAATATAAAAATATTTTCATTCAGCTTATTTGGAGTGGAGCAATACATGGAACGGCTAGAAAGTTAGAAGTCGAGTACTTAGGAGATATCATAACTGAAATAGGAGATGAAATTGAATTTTCTTATGATGATGAAAAATTATTTGTTGGAAAAGTATTTTTTCATTCAAGAAAAGGAGATACTGATGTTAAAACATTCTATGCTTATGATAATTCTATTTATCTTAATAAAAATAACTTTGTTAAAAACTTCTTTAAAAAAAAACCAAGTGAAATATTAAAAGAAATATGCGGAGAACTTAATTTAAAAGTAGGTAAAATTCCAAAAGATGAGGTTACTTGTACTTATCCAGCTATTGATAGAAGCGGATACGAAATTATATTGAATGCTTACACTATTCAACATAGAAAAAATAAAAAGATTTATTCTATCGTGAGTAATGATAAAGCAATAGATATAGTTGAGCAAGGAACACATGCAGATGTTCTTTTAACAAGTGCTGATAACATTTCTACATCTTCCTATGAAGAAAGCATAGAGAATATGATAAATCAAATAGTTATCTATAAAGTAGAAAACGAAAAGCAACAAATACTTAATAAAGTAGAGAATGCAGAAGATAAAAAGAAATTTGGATTGTTTCAACAAGTTATGCAATATGAAAAAGATGTAGATAATATAGCAAATGCTAAGGATATGCTAAAGAGTGTAGAAAAAAGTGCAAAATTGCAATGTTTAGGGAATGTATTAATTCAAGCAGGGTATAACATAGGAATACAAGAACCACATAGCGGGCTTGTTGGAGATTTTTTAGTTAAATCAGATACTCATATTTTTGAGGGAGAAACCCATTATTGTAATGTTGAACTTGTATTTGAAAATGTAATGGATAAAGCAGAATTTGAAAACAAAGAAAAAGTTAAAAAAAGTGATAAAACTAAAAAAAGTAAAAAAGCTAAAAAAGAGAAAAATAAAAAAGTAGATAAATTAGATCAACTGTTTCCAGAAGGGTGGGATAAGAAATGAGCGAATTAGGTTCTTTAATAGGTGAAATGATAGGACAAGCTACAAAAGGAACATCTATCATAAAGGCATCTGTAGTCACTCCACCCCCAAACTTAACTATTGAATTTGATGGTCAAGTTATACCAAGTGAGCAAATTTACTGCAGTAATTACTTATTACCTCACTATCATAGAGATTATACTATTAATGGAATAATAGATAAAATTGAAATAGATGTAGCTAAATACGATTATAATAATAACACTCAGGATGCAATGGGGCATAAGATACCAAAATTAGAAGGAAGCGGAACATTTCAAGGTAATGGGACGTATAAATCACATAAAGATATATGGTTTGAGGATACTCTTCAAAAAGGCGATGAAGTATTAGTGCTTGTTTTGGGTGTACATTATGTAGTTGTAACAAAAATAGTTAAAATGCCGAGTGGAGCAATAGAGGGGGTGTAATGTGGAAAAAGATTTTAATATTTTTCTTGAAAAAACGGATACAGAAGTTGAAGAAATGGCAACTTTTAAAGAATATGCTATAGATTTTAAAACTGGAGAATATATAAAAGATGATAATGATATTAAAGTTTTAGAGAAAAATGAAGCTTTAAAAGTATGGATATTCAAAGCATTAAAGACTGAAAGATTTAGATATACTGATGTACACAGTGATGACTATGGAAGTGAATTAGAAACTAATATAGGAACTATCTATCATAAAACAGTTAAAGATGCCTTAATGATTAACCAAATTAGAGATACTTTATTAGTAAACCCATACATTTTAGAATGTTACAATTTTGAAATTTCTAATGAAGAAGAATATGTTCCACAGATAACCTTTAATGTTAAAACAGTGTATGGAGAACTAGAAATGGAGGTGTAAATGAAAGATAAAATAGAATTAAGAAATAATTTCTTAGATAATCTTAAAAACCCACTTTCAAAAATGGAAGGGACTTATAACTTTGATATTGCTGCAACATTTGGAATAACAGCAGAAGAAGTTTATAAAGAGTTAGAGTTTTGGGAGAAACAAACATTCATAGATACAGCTACAGAAGATGAATACGTTGATAAACATGCTCTAATGTTTGGAGTAAAAAGAAGGGTAGGAATTAAGGCAAAAGGAACTCTAAAAATAACAGGAAAAGCAAACTCTATTATAGAAGAAAATACAATATTTCTTAATAGAGATGGTATAAAATATAAATCTTTAAGAAAAGAATATCTTAGCACAGCTGGAGTTGCAGATATAGAAATAGAATGCTTATCTGAAGGAAAAATAGGTAATGCTGCAATAGGAGAAATTACAACTTTTGAAATTCAAAATAGCAATATCTACAGTGTTACAAACGAAAAAGAAATTATAAATGGATATGATAAAGAACCTAATTCTGTACTTGTAGCTAGAGCTAAAGAAAAAGCTACAAGACCTGCTCATAGTGGAAATATTTATGATTATGAGCAATGGGCTAAACAAGTTGATGGAGTTGGAAAAGTCTTAGTAAAACCTCTTTGGAATGGAAACGGAACTGTTAAAGTTTTGATTGCAAACTATAATAACGATATTGCAGATTCTAGTTTAATTCAAAAAGTTAGAGAAAGAATACAAAGTGATGACGGTAGACCTGTTGGAGCTGATGTAACTATAGAAAGCTTTAGAGCTAAGGCTATAAACATAGAAGTTAATACTATATTAAAATCTGGATATGCTCTATCAGATGTAAAAGAAAAGATCGAATCTCTTTTAAAAGCAGTTATAAAAACTGGGAATGCTACTTTTGAGAAAGCTAATAAAACAATACTATCTATTAATCGTTTAGAAAAAGCTATTTTAGAAATAGATGGAGTAAATGATAACTTTGTAAAAGTAAACAATTCTAATTCTAATATAGAAATTGCTGATGACGAGATATTAGTAGTTGGGACAGTGATTATAAATGAACAATAGATTGATTAAGAAAGTTTCAAAAATAGCTAGAAACACTTTACAAGAAGATTTAATAAGAACACTAGATTTAATCTGTGAATATGCTAAAAATGATATACAAAAATACAAAGAGCTATTATTTATAGCTTTTTTTAATGAGCAACAAGTGGCTAATTATGAAAGGTTTATGGAATTAGACTATAAAAATGGTTGGAGTCTACAGGATAGAAAAGACAGAATTATCTATACTTTACTATCTAAAAATATTTTTACACCTCATGTTTTAAAAGAACAAGCTAAGATTTTTACAAATGGAGAAATTGAAGTTATCGAGAATTATAATGATTATTCGTTCATAATCAAATTTACATCTGTGGTTGGGATACCTTCTAATTTAGATAACTTCAAAAATTTTATTCATATTAATAAACCTGCTCATTTAAATTTCAGTATTGAATTTAGATACAACACACACAATCAAGTGGCTTATTTAGTTCACAATAGCTTGAAAGCTAAAACTCATAAACAGATTTATGATACTAGACTTTATAATGATGCCGATATTATTGGAAAATACCACAAACATAATGAGTTAAATTCTATGAAACATGTATCTTTAAAGACTATAAAAAACAGAAGTATTTATGATGAAAGGAGATAAGAATGTCAGAATATACTAAGTATTTGAGATTAATTAAACCAGGAGGGAATGATTATTATAACATAGATGATTTTAATCAAAACTCAGAATTGATAGATAAGGAAACAGAGAAATTAAACAATGCTGTTACAGAAATTAAAAACGGAGCAACAAGAGAAAAGGCTGGGATAGTACAACTTGGAACAGAAGAAGGAAAAGCATTAGAGGGAATGATGTTAGCAAGATTAGCAGGAGCTTATGGATATGGTGGTGATATACAAGATGAGGGTGTAAAAAATCCTAATTATATTTATTATGATAGAAATACTAGAAAGATGTATAAATGTTTAAAACAAAACCAAGATATTTCTGCAAATGTTACCAATTTTATACCGTTGGATAACAACTCACTTCTTGAGAGATTGGAAAATTTCTCTAAACTTGAAAGTGAAAGATTATATGTTCCAAATGCAACTTTTGTAAAAGTTTATAAGATTGCAGGCATGGTAACTCTTATAGTTGACAGCGGAACAGCATTTTTTAATAAAGCTAACACACCTATTTTTAATTTGCCTGAAAAGTATAGACCAAATGAGACTCTATATTTTAGTGCTTCTTATAGAAATAGTTCTAAATCTAATACATTTTTCTTGTATGCTAACGGGAATTTAGCAAAATCTGAAGCAGATGATAATGCAGGGGCTTATTATTTTACTATAAGTTATCCTGCTAAAAATTAAATTAATATTCTACAATTAATGTATTATAGCCGTGCAGATGTATATCTTCTGCAAATCCTCGAGTACCAAACATTCCTAATATATTACTTAATTTTTTAAAATAAAAGACAGCATCTGATCTAACACCGTTATCATGTCCCAATACTAGCTCTTTGTTTAGTGGGAGTTTCTTTAACAAAATACTAGGGATGGTACATGTTGTGTTCCCGATGATAGTTAAAGAATGAATGTTATCAAAAGTTAAGTTATATCTACTATTGGTAGTAACATAAAACTGGACATCATGTGAAATTCCCTCCCATATTATTGCATAATTTCTGTTTAGATTTTCCATTGTTTTAAGAATTGTATAATAAACCTATCAAAATTAGGAGGTTTAATTATGCAATTAATGATTTTAGAGAATTTAAAAAAGGAAAATGTAGGAATTTACTTAGAATATCTTAACAGTTGCAAAAGTAGCAACTGGGAAACATGGGAAACAACATATAAAACTTACTGTAACAATTTTAAGTTGTTTTTGGTGTGGTTTCAAAAGTCTTATAAAAATAGACTTTTATTGAGTAAAGAAACTTTACTAGAAATGCCTACTATCATGGAATCATATAGGAATTATTGCAGGAGCTTAGGTAATTCTAAAAGAACTTTAATGAATAAAACTACTTCGATAAGCACATTCTATGCTTGGTGTGTAAGAAGAAACAAAATTAAATATCACCCATTTTCAGAAAAATTGGATAGACTAAGGTTTACAGAAAAAGATAAGGTTAGAAACAGTTATTTTCTTACGACAGAACAAATTTTAACTGTAAGACTTTATATGCAAGTAGAGAGTAAGAAATATGACTTGCAAGATAGGATATTATGGGAATTATTCTTAGACAGTGCTTGTCGGATTAGTGCTATCCAAAGCTTAAAAATAGAGCAACTGGACTTAGATAATGGGTACTTTACAGATGTAAAAGAAAAAGAGGGTTACATAGTTAATGCCTTTTTCTTTCAAAAATGTAAGGAACTTATAAAAGAATGGTTAGAATATAGAGCTGAAAATGGGATAGATGTAGATTGGGTCTTTGTTACTAAGTACGGAAAAATCTATAAGCAAATGACTCAAGGAGCTATTAGAAATAGGATTAGAAAGCTAGGTATGATATTAGGGATAGAGGATCTATATCCTCATACTCTTAGAAAGACAGCAATAAATCTTATTAATAATCTTGCTGGATTAGGATTAGCAAGTAGTTATGCAAATCATAGTAGCAGTGGGGTTACAAGTAAGCATTATATACAGAAAACAAGTGCTACTGAAATAAGAAATAGCATTATAAATGCTAGAAAAAAATTAGGTATTTTTTAATTTAATATTACAGAGATTTTTAAATTTATTCAGTTTTTTATAATTTAAAATGCTGTTTTGAGTGTCTTAAATATAAAATTCTTAGATATAATTTCTAAGAATTTTATATTTAAGACACTCAAAACAGCATTTTAAATTATAAAAAACTGAATAAATTTAAAAATTTATTTACATTTGAAAGGAGTAAAAAAATGAAAACAATTAATTTTTACAAAAAAGAAAAATTGATATTTTCTGTTTACGCAGAAAGCTTGGAAGATGTCTTAAAATCGCCTACATCATATTTTAATGGTTATACTCAAGATATGATAATTACAGATGTTACATATCAATATCCAATATTTAAAGATGATGTGCTAAGAGAGATGACAAAAGAAGAAAAGGTAAGAAATAATATACCAGTACAGTTAGATGATGGGGAGTTTATAAAAGATAAAAAACTAATAGTCGTACCAAAACCAGCTGGAAATGAAAAATATATGTATTGGGATAAAGAAAAATCATTGTGGATATTGGATAATCAAAAGGAATATGATGATTACTGTGCTTTAATTGATGATTTAAAAGCAAAATCACTAGAATATGGATTTGATTATAAAGTTGATGGGAAGGAGCACCGCCAGAGATGCAGAGATAAAGATATAGCATTTATGGTAGCTAATGTAATGGCATTAGATGTTGCTGCAAAGCTAGGAAAAACTAAAAAAACAACTTGGTATTTTGAGGACAATTATGGGATGCCTGCTGGTTTAACAGAGTTAGGAATGTTAATGCTCTTCGGAACTACTTTTGTACAAAGTGTTTATGACACAGAAAATTATTTCAAAACAAAAGTAAACCCAAAAGAGTTATCAAAAGCTGAATTTGAGGCAAAAAGAAAAGAAATTCATAATAAGCTAGTAAATGGTTAATTTTTTATTAAGGGTATCTATTATATAGCTACCCTTTTTTTAACGTTTTGAAATGCGTTTTATAAGGTCATTTTTTTAAGGAGGTATATATGTTTGTTTTATCTGAAAATAGTTTAGAAAAATTAAATGGAGTTCATCCAAAATTAGTAGTTTTTATGGAAGAGTTAATAAAAGAATCTCCATACGATTTTAAAATTACTTGTGGGGTTAGAACTGCAGAAGAGCAAAATCACGAGTACCAAAAAGGAAGAACTCTTTTATATGATAGCAATGGGAATAAGCTAAGTAAAGTTAGTTGGTGCGATGGATATAAATTAAAATCAAAGCATCAGGTAAAAACTGATGGATATGGATATGCTGTTGATATAGCTGTCTTGGAAAAAGAAAAATATAAGGATATGAAAACTGGAGAAGTAAGAGAAAAAACTGTCGCTAGATGGGATTATAAATATTACAAAGCTATTTATGATGTTGCTAAAACTAAAGGCCTTATTGATAAATATGGAATAGTTTGGGGTGGAAATTGGAAACAAAAAGATTTAGTTCATTTTCAACTGGGGATAGCTGACAATATTCAATTTAGAAGATAAGGAGTTATAAAATGGAAGCATTTGTAGAAAGAATGATTGTAGAGAAAAATGAGTTACAAGATAAAGTAACAAAGTTAGAAAATTTTGTTACTGGAGAAAAATTTAATGAATTAAAAGGATTAGAGCAAGTTTATCTAAAAGAACAATTGAAATTTATGAGGGGCTATTTAAGTGTTTTAAGACAAAGAATTAATTTTTATAACAAATAATAGGAGGTTTAAAATGCCAGAATTAGATAATTTTGAATTGAAGTATTATGATGGGAAAGACTTTATTTTAGAGAAAGATTATAGATATATGATTAATGGAAAATTAATACATATACCTGCTGGATTTAAATGTGATTTAGCTAGTGTTCCTAGAGTTTTTAGAAATATCATAAATACTTATGGAAAAGACCACACAAAAGCAGCAGTTGTTCATGATTGGTTATATAGAAATGGTCATAAATTAGGTGTTTCAAGAAAGGAAGCAGATAAGATATTCCTAGCAGTTATGAAAGAACAGGGTGCAGGTTTTCTCAAAAGACAATTGATGTATAGAGCAGTAAGAACATTTGGGATGTTTGCATACAAGGAGGATTAATGGAATTAGAAATCACTTTAACACTATTAGGAATGCTTGGAACATCTTTAATTACTGTTGGCGGAGTTATCTTAGGCTATCATAATTATCTAATGAGACAAATTAACAAAAGATTAAAAAAAGAAACATATTATATAGATCAAGAAAAATTAGATAAACAACTTGAAGAAATAAAAAATAGTTCTGAAAAGCAAAAAGATGAAATAAAAGCAATGATAGCCAAATTAGGAGATAAGATGGAATCAGATTATCAAAAGATTTATGATCATCTACTAAATTGTAATAGAAGAAATGGGTAGGAAAAAATCCTACCCTCTTTTTTTTATTAAAATATTAAATTAGTTTCAAGAAAAATCAAGTTATAAATTTCGGTAGTTAATTGAGTAAGTTTCAACTGAGAGCGGATTGAAGAGTTTTAGGGGAAAAGATGGACTATACAGTAGTTTATATAAAGGAAAATATAGACCTGAAGAAGTATTGAGTTCAGACTTTTTTTGTTCACACAGAAAAATATTTATAGAATATGTGGAAGAAGAACTAAATATCAATGGTATTAAACCTAATAAAGGTCATTTAGCATTAGCTGAATTAGAAAGAAGAGGTATATTAAAAGCAGTAATAACTCAAAATATAGATGATTTACATCAAATGGCTGGGAATAAAAATGTTTTAGAACTACATGGAAGTTTAAAAAGATGGTATTGTTTAAGTTGTGGAAAAACATCAAATAAAAATTTCTCATGTGACTGTGGTGG